ATTATAATAAGTTACCAATCTTATTCTGAACTAAAGGAGGAGATAATATGCAGAATAAGTCCAGAAATGGAAACCAAGTTATATACGAAAACTTGGATCAAGAAAGATTTCATAAGTTTGTAGAGCCTGCAGACTTTGAACATCTAAAAAGAGTTCTTGCAGTATCAAGAAATGCTAAAGCCGGTGTGCCTGCAATCAAACTTTATGGTACTGATAAAGATGAGGTTGTCAAAAAGTTTTACGCCGAACAGCAAGAAAAGAATTATCCATTCTTCCCAGAGCAACTTGAGTATGAGTTGTCTCGACTTTCAAAATGGGGTGAACAAGGAGGTAGAGCAGCCTTTGCTGATATAAAGGATGAAGTTGAATTATATGTTACTAATCCTGTAGAATGCAAGTGTGATAAGATTCCTGAACCTAACCTTGCAAAATATCAGAAGCTACACCTTAAAATAGCAAGCTCTCGAGAAACATTAAATTCACAAATTAAAACTGGTCATGTGAAGGCATCAGCAAACAGCTGGCGAAAATTTACATTGAAGAAGAATTCCAAAGAAGCCCAAGATGATGCTATTTATGTTTCGAACATGCTAGAGATGATTCTTGCATCTTATGCATATCAGCAAACCTATATTAGGAAGCAAAAGAATAGAATTTTTATTCCTATTGGTTTTGGAATTAATTTAGCTCAAGCTAAATATCATGATCCACTGCTACATGCAATACAAGATGACATCTTAAGACATGGTATTGAGAGTGAATTTTTAATGTTCGCTGATAAGATAGGCTTTGATAAACTATGGAAGCTTATGTCTTTAAAATCTAAACATTTAGAACAATGGCGAATAATTAAAGTCACACAAGATTTCTTTCATATGGATACAACATATGGAGAGGACCAGAAGAAAAAGCACTATATTCCTAAAATTGCAGCAGCTTTTGACATTAAATCAGAGAGTATGGCATATAAAACACTTGAAGATATAATTTGTCAATCTAACAGAACACCCATTGCAACTCCTGATGGTGTAATCACTAATGTTATTAAAGGTGAAGGTTCTGGAGCGACTGTTACTAATCAAGGTGAATGTTTCGGTAATGATGATTATCAATATGATACCATAGAAGCAATAATCTCCAAGCTTCAAGAGATAGGCATAACTGCAGAAGTCATTGATAGGTATGTCAATGGTGATGATGGCTATTTCCGTTTGATCATAGTAAATCAAGATATGACAATCGATAATTTAAGGTCACTTAAAGAGAAAATCTCCGACATTATCAATGAACAGGCTGAAATTAAATGTGATGAATATGGCTTTATTAAGAATGAAAAGTGGCACATTGGCTTCTGTTGTGACCACGAGCCAGGATATTACTGTCAATATCAATTATATGAGGATGAAGATGGCAATGTCATCCCAATTTATCCTGAGTCTCTTATGTTTAATTCAATTGAACATCCAATGCATGAGTATCCGAAAGATGTATGGAATTCCGCTTTCACTGATTGGCGTATAAGTCAGATTACTGATCATGGATATGGACAAAAGAATTTTGAAGATTTTATTGACTACGTAGATGACGGATTGAAGTACGGATTATTTGGCAAATCTGTAGATGACTTCAAACGAACCTTTTCTCAGTATGGAAAGTACAGAGCAGTACGTGATGTGGAACAAGACTATAATGTAGTTGATCAGGAATGGATTGATGACCCAACTAAAAGTCCAACTATTAAATACATTGCCAAGAAAAGGGGCATTTCTGATCGTGAGCTATATATATTATACCGTAATATAGCTAAAGAAGCTTCCAATGTTACTCCAGTTAAGCTTTCTCCTGAAGAGGAGTCACTAGAAC